CCTCGGCCAGGCGGTCCTCTGCGTCGTTCAGCGACAGGTTCACGCGGTGCTTGCGGATGTGGCTCGGGTCGGCGTACATGGTTCGTTTGCCCTCCAGGCAGTTCTTCTTTGGGATCGGGATTCGGGGTGCGGCAGCCGTCAGGGCAGCGCGCGGGGAGTTGCGGTGCAGGCCTCAGGCCTGGGCCGGCTGCTGGGGTTGGGCGGCTGCCGTGTTGCGCAGGTAGGCCCAGTCCACGTCGGTGCGGATGTCTTCGCAGCGCACGGCGCCGCCCGACTCGCGGTCAATGGCAATGCACAAGCTCTCGCCCAAGCGCTGCCCTTTGCTGATGGCCTTGCGGAGGTAGCCCTCGCTGGTGTCGCAGCGTGCGACGAAGGCCTGACGGTCGGCCTTGGGCAGGCCGTTGAGGTAGGTGAGGAGTTTGTCCATGCCTCAATTCTTACCCATGGGTAAGATTAAAGCAATACCCATGGACAATTTACCGACAGGTAAGCATCTGGTGGAATCAGCGCATGGATAAGTACGAACAACGCCGCAAGGCACTTCGAGCCTTGGTGGACAGCCTGGGCCGAGGCGGCATCAGTGCGGTGGCCCAGAAGATCGGCAAGGATTCCAGCTACGTCTCTCGAATGCTGTATCCAGAAGGGAAAAATGGCATGAAGCGCATGGGCGAGGACACCGTCGAGGTGCTTCAGAAGGCCTTCCCTGAGTTCATGGAACACCTGGCGAATGAGGCAGGGGAGCAAGCTGACCAGACACAGCGTCATGCAGAGAGTCAGGTGCATGCTTCCGCTCCATCGGAGGCGCCGTCGGCCGGTGGGGGCCCGCCCGATCTGATCATTCGCCAGTTCGAAGATACAGGTGGCGGAATGAGCCACGGTTTCAACCTTGAGGACAACCCGCCCGGCCAAATCCGCAGCTGGCGCGTGACGCATGACTGGCTAAGAATCAACGTTCCAATTCACTCAGGAGTAAAGAATCTCTGCATCGTCACTGGCTTTGGTCCGTCAATGAAACCAATGTTCAATCCCGGCGACCCAATTTTGGTGGACCTAGGAGTAAAGACAGTTGACCACGAGGGTGCCTATTTCTTCCGCGTTGGCAATGAAGGCTACATAAAGCTTTTGCAGCGGATACCAGAATTCGACGGCCCTGGCTTCCGTTTGCGCGCTATATCCAAAAACCCAGACTACCCTCCTTTCGAAATTTCCCCAGAGAACCCATATTTTGAGGTCATAGGGAAGGTTTTAACCGTTTGGCGTAGTGAACAATTCTGAGGAATAATGTGGAAAATAATGACGACCAAGAACTAAAGCCAGAAGAGTTGTTTGAAGAGATTGGACAGCAATTAGTTGTCCTTGGGGTGGCTATTGGAAGCTCCCTTAAGGTTACAGCTAGAGAAAGCCCGGAAAAAGCAATAGAAATAGAAAATGGCATAAGACTTCTAATGAAGATGATAGGATACAAAAAGCTTCACCCTCAAGCACAATTACTTCTTGATGTCATGTACTCTGCCTTGAAAGTAGAGAAAGATGGTGAGTAATAGGAAAACCGATTTTAATGACCACATAATGATGTTTGCGGCGCGAAGGCATGGCCTTGGAGATTCTGGTGGGCCACCCCATAATGGAGACATGGAAGCCCGCGTATCTGCCCTTGAGGAAGCCGTCAAGAATCTGCCGACCAAGGCCGACTTAGATGTCTTGCTTCACGCCACCAAGGAGGACTTGGACGTGCTGCGCAAGGGCTCGAAGGAAGGCATGGATGCGCTGCGCAAAGAAACGAAGGCAGACTGGCTGGAGTTCACCAACTCCTCAAGGGCTGACTTCGCCGCCCTACGCGCCGACATCGCGAAGGGTCAGGCCGACATGCACAAGGCCATCGTGGATAACCATCGCTGGACACATGTGGCCTTGATGGGACTGGCTGCCTTCTCCGTGGCCGGCATCGTTGGAGTGATGGGTACGATCTGGAGCATTGGAAAGCCTGCTCCACAGGCAGCTCCACCCCAGCCGGCGCAGCAGCCCATCATCATCAACGTGCCGGCGGCAGGCACACAGCCGACGCAACAGAAGCCGTAACGCTCCTCCCCAAACAACCTAGCCCGCCCTGAGCGGGCTTTTTTTTTGACTCCCTGCTCGGCGCCTTTTGGCGCAGATCAGCGGAATGGACCGAGTGTGACGAAATATCTTACCTATGGGTATTGCATTGATTCTTACCCTTGGGTAAGATAACGACATCGCAGTCCAGCACCTGCACCCTGAGGTGTCTCAGCTGCGAGCAAGCCGATGAAGAAGGCAGAGACGGAATCCCCGATCTGAGCAGCCGCCGAGGTCTGCGCCCTTCTGAGGCCCAGGGTGGAGGCCTGCAGCGGCCGGAAGAACCTGCACTGTTTGCCTCCATGCGATGGGGCACGTGGGCCCAGGGCGATATCTGGGAGACATAGCCGGCCACGTGCCGGCCCATCACGCAGGCGCCCTGCCCCCAGGACGCCGCCGCGATGGAGCTGGAGCCATTTCGGCATCTCAACCTTTGGAGTGGGTTCTGACCCGGCTTCATCGACCTTCACCACCACTTTCCAGCCGGGCCCTGGGGGACTATCTCCTCCCAACCTTCAACTCCCCAGGCGTGCCCATCCGGGCGCCGGCTCTTTCCACTGGCCCGCAGCTTCACCGCTCCGGGCCTTTTTTCATGGCCTGCGGGCCGTAAGGAGGCTTCATGCAAGACAAGCACACCCCGGGCCCATGGGAAGCGATGGGAACCTGGGTTCGTTCTCCTATGCACCAGCCAGAAGGTTTGCCACGTGGCGTGCAAATTGCCGAGTGTTGGGATGGCTATTTTCTGCCGCACACGCCAGAGGCAAAGGCCAATGCCCGCCTGATCGCCGCCGCGCCCGAGCTGCTGAATGCGCTTCAGAACCTTGAGGCGCAAGGTTGGTTCAGCCGCATCGTCCGCGAGTGCGAGCAGGCCTCTTCGGATAGCAGTCTGTACAGCGCCGTGACCGAGGCCCGCGCCGCCGTCGCCAAAGCCACCGGGAGCACGCCATGAACGCCCGCCCCCCATGCCTCGCCAGCCAGGACGCTGATGCCCACGCCAGGCGCCTGGGCGACGACGAGGCCGCAAGCGAGTTCTGGGCTGTCCAGGCAGCGCGCCAGATCCGCGACGCCCTGGTGCCGGCCCGTGCCGACGACTGGTTCGCCTGCAACGTGCCCGGCCCTGAATACCGCTGGTCGGCAGACGAGATCCTGTCCACGGCGCTGGACAGCGATCACACCCCGGTGCGCGCCGCGTTCTCGGAGCTGATGGCCAGCCCAGCCGCGTACCCGCTGCTGCGCGTGCTGATCGACTTCTGGCTGGAGTCGCGCGGCGAGGCCATTGCGGCCGCTCTGGAGCGCCAGGCCCGGCAGGAGGCACGCAATGCTGCCTGACGCCGCAACCGTCGCCCGCCACCCTGCCCTGGCCGAGTTCCGGCTGATGGAGCTTGAGGCCCGCTGCGCAACTCTCGAAGCCGCG